CCGGCAGCGCTGCTCGTGTTCGCGATCCTCGCCACCGCGTTCTACATGATCATGGAACGGTACGGGCCGTATCGCAAGATCGACAACCACTCCCCCACCGAGGACTGGGAAGAGGGGGAAGAGGTGTTCTACCAGCTCACAGGCACGGGAGTGGCGGAAGAGGGGAACTGCGGGGGAGCGGATGTGGATCATGGCTCGTGGCGCTCCTACAAGCCGTGCGAGTGCGGCCGGTGCGACATGACCCCCCGGACGGCGCTCCCCTGAAACGCCGGCCAGCTGGCACGGACGAGGCGCATCCTCCGGGGTGCGCCTCTTGTGTTCATGAATCCAGCGCCATAGAATCAGGGCATGACGAATACTCCGTGGGTCATCAGGCCCGCCACCGGCGATGGCTTCGCCATCACCTATCGCACCGAGCGCGAGGTAAAGCGCATCCGCGCCGAGACGCGCGAGGATCTGGAGTCGCTGCGCGACCTGCTGACCGAGTACCTCGCACCGGACGAGTTGGCCACGCCGACGCACACGCACCTCGCAGTCTTCAATGTCAAGACGGCCAGCGGGGCGACGGGATGGATGCGCCGCCCCGTCGCCCTGTCCGGCGCGCCGTCGCCGGAGACGGTCGTCGCTATGGAGGATCGCGCGCGCGGCGAGTACGGCGCCCTCTCCGTCCTACTGGTCAACCTGATCCCGCTCGGGAGCGCGTGATGGCCGAACCGCGTGACAACTGGACGCTCGACAGCGAGGGAAGCTCGCGCGCCAGCGAGGACACCTACAAGGAGCGGCGCGCGCGCGAGCGCTTGAGCGAGGCCGCGCGCGACGCGCGTAAGAGCGCGCGCGACCTGCTCGGCATCAAGCGCGCGCGCGGCGATCGCGAGCGCTCGTGAAGCGCTCGGAACTGAACGCGCGCTGGGCGAGCATCTACGCCGATCGCGAGCGCATCTTCCTCGACGTGCTTGGCGAGCGCGCGCTCCCGGCGTACGAGATCCGCGAGCGGATCCGCGCGCGCGGGACGTGGTGGTCGCGCGAACAGTTCCGGCAGACGCTCTGGCGCTTGGTGGATGCCAGCAAGATCGAGCGCATCGAGGAAGAGTGCTCGATCCGATACCGCCGAGTGAAGTAGCTGCGACAGCACACGAAGCGCGCACCCATCGCGGGTGCGCGCTTCGCTGTATGGTGGGCACATGGTCACGATCGGAGCAGGCGCGCCCCCGCGCCCCCGTGTCACGCTCGCCGGGTTGCTGGCCGAGCGTGACGCCTCGATCGCGATCAAACCCCGGGCACTCGCTCTCGCAGGGTTGCGAGCCAAGCGGGCGCTCCGGTCGGCCGGCAACGCGAGCGTGCGCACCGCCCTGTTCGTGTTCGCGCTGCTGGCCACCCTCGCGCAGCGCCACGGCCTGGTGCTCGGGGGCCTGGCCGCGTTCACGTACGCGGCATGGGACTACGGCCAGACGGCCGGCCTCGTGGCGCTAGGGCTCTCGCTGTTCTTCCTGGAGCTGCGCCGCCACTGATTCTTGCGCGCTGGATTGATGCGTGCTAGATTGGTGGCACGGCAATCGAGAGGGGCGGAACATGAACGGCTATCGGATCGAGTACACGCGCTTTGTTCCCGGCGGCAATCATGAGCGCGAGTGCGTTGCCGTTCGTGGTAACGACTTGAGCGTCGTTCGCGATTACCTCGACAGCGAGGACGTGTACGGGCGTGACCCGATCGTTGTCGTTGAACACATGACTTCCGATGGCAATGGTCGGGTCGTTCCGCTGAGTGAGTGGGACGCCTGCGAAGACTGACTCACCGTCACCACGAACGCCCCGACCTGGTCAGGCCGGGGCGCTTTCTTGCGCGCTGGATTCTCGCGTGCTAGATTAGGTGCACGGCAATCGAGAGGGGCGAACAGTGGAGTACGCGAAGCGGGTGGGGCGCACGACGTTCCGGGCTGACGTGACGCACAACGAGCGAGGCGACTGGGCGATCAGCGCGGGCGCGTTCAAGGCCACGCTGCCGATGACCGGCTCGGAGGCGGATGCGTGGTTCGAGGCGGGGAAGCCACCCGAACCGGCTGAGCTGCCGGAGCGCGTGATCGCGTTCTTGGACAGTGTCGCGCGCGCGTCCGGTCCGCTGCGCAAGAGTGAACCGAAGCGTGAGAAGTACGGCCGCCGGGACCTCGCCCGGCTCGACGGTGAGGAGCGCGTGAGCGTGCATCCGATCGGCAAGCGCGTACTCGGCACGACCACCGACGTCGTCTCCGGAACCGTGCGCTGCGACTCGCCCCGCCACGATGGCGGGGAGGCGCTGTGGTTCGTGATCGCCAAGCCCGGCTCGACTTACGACAAGGTCTCGAAGTACTGCGACGGCGCGATCCGCGTCGAGAACATGACCCCGGCCGCATTCGCCGAGCAGCACCGCGCGTGGCACCGGGAGCGGTACGGAGTGTCGGCGCGCGTCGAGCTTGACGCGTGGATCGAGTGCAACAAGAACGTCGGCGCGCCGGAGCTGAGCGAGGCTGAGCGCGCGGAGATCGATCTCGGGTTGGCCATCGCCAAATCCGAACGCTGACCCGCCAGCACGACGAACGCCCCGACCTGATCAGGTCGGGGCGTTTCTGCGGTATCCTCGCGCCATGAGCATCAGGTCACTGTTCGGGGGCATCGTGGCGGACTCGCCCGTCCCCCTCGCCCCCCGATGGGCCAGTGGCAACCGGCTCGCCGCGGGCATGGGATCCGGCGAATGGTCCCGCCGCGATCGGCGCTCCGACCTGGCAGCGCTCAACGACACGTCGGCCACCCTCTACGGGGTGGTCACCAAGCTCGCGCGCATGACGTCGCTGGTTGAGTGGGACCTGTGCCGCAAGACCGATGATCCCGATCAGGAGCCTGAACCGCTCACCGGCCAGCAGGCTGCGAACGCCGCGCCCCTGAAGGTGTGGAACAACCCGACCGGCGGGGCCGTCCCGTACATGACGCGCCCGTTCGTCGTCGCCGGAACGCAGCAGCACAAAGACCTGTGCGGCGAACTGTGGTTCGTCGTCACGAAGTTCGCCGGTATCCCGGTACAGCTCTGGCCGGTCCGCCCTGACCGCATGTTCCCGATCCCGAGCGCTACGAAGATGATCGCCGGATACGTGTACCGCGGGCCGGACGGCGAAGAGGTCCCGCTCGACACCAGCGACGTGATCACCTCGTTCAGCCCCGACTCGATGGACTGGACCCGCGGGATGGGGCCGCTCGGCGCACTGTCCCGCGATCTCGCGCAGAACGACGCGCAATCCGCCTGGCAGGCCGCGCACTTCCGCAACTCGGCGCAGCCCGGCGGGATCATCACCATCGGGCGCCGGCTGCAGGACATCGAGTGGGATTCCCTGATGGAACGGTGGCGCGCCAATCATCAGGGCGTGACGAACGCCGGCCGGATCGCCGTCCTCGAGGAAGGCGAGTTCACGCCGCTGTCCTACACCCAGCGCGACATGCAATTCGTGGAATCCAAGCAGCTCACCCGTGACGCGATCTTCGACGCGTACGGGTTCCCGAAGTTCGGGTTGGGCGATGTCGACGACGTGAACCGCGCGAGCGCCACCGCGCTGAAGGCGTTCATGGCGGAGACGCTGACCATCCCGCGGCTGGAGGACTGGAAAGCGCTCCTGAACGGCCAGTTCCTGCCGATGTTCGGCAAGGCGTGGCAGGGCTACGAATTCCACTATCGCAACCCCGTACCCGCCGACGCCGAGTCGGACCGCACCGACCTGAAGTTCCGGGCCGAAGCGTTCGCCACCCTCGTGCGCGAAGGCGTCGATCCGGCTCAGGCGTCCGAGGTGTGCAGCCTCCCCCCGCTGACCGTGACCAAACCCGAACCGATCGCCCCGCCGCCGATGCCCGGCCAGCAGGACGCACCTCAGGAGGTTCCGCCCGATGGCGAGTAAGAAAGCCGCGCGCCCCGCCTACGTCTCACCCGTCCCCGGCCTGCCGGTCCGGGTGATCAAGGATGGCGGGACGTGGGACCACGCCGGCATCATTCAGTCGGTGGACCTCGACGACGACGTGCTCATGGGCACGTGGATGACGATTGTCGTCGATCACGATCAGCCGGAGCGTATGCAGCTGTCGGCACTCCGGCTCGACACCGAACAGGAATGTCGCGATCACAGCGCCGCCAGCCGGCGGCGGTACTTCACGTGGTGCGTGGAGTAGTGACCGGGTTCGCGCGCGCCCTGGCCGCGATCGACAACGCGATGCGCTGGAAGGTCACGGCGAAGTCCGATGACAGCGTGTGCAAACCGTGCAAGAACAATGACGGTAAGCTGTATCGCAACCGGGCCAGCGCGTACGCGGACTACCCGGGCGGGCGCGGCTACATCAAGTGCGTCGGCGCGGAGTACGGCAACAGGTGCAGGTGCACAGTGGCGAAACGTAAGGGGTCGGCATGAATCGACGTAGGCGCGCGATCCTCGATGCGCTCGCCCCCGCCGTCGACTTCGCTATGACCCGGCCGGGTGGCGAGCGTCCGCTCGGCGAGGTGGTCGGGCTGTCGATGCGCGCGCGGCCCACCGCTGAAGCTGCCGGGGAGCTTTTGATCTACGGGCGCATCGGTGGCGGCGGGTGGATGTCCGACGGGATCGGCGCGACCGACGTGGCTGCCGCCCTGAAGGAACTAGGCCCGGGGCCGCTCGACGTGCGGATCAACTCCGGTGGCGGGGATGTGT